CGATTAATAATGCTTTTATTTGTTTCATATCGTTTCCTTTCTTATTAACTACAAAATCATTGTAAGACAACCATGAAATAAATAAAGCTTTTTTTTATTAATTAACCTATAATAATTGATAGATTTTATCTATCAAAAATGCCTTTATAAATCAATAGGTTAGCCAATGCAAAAAGAACATATAGAACAAAAGCTATTAATTAGATGGTTTAGGATGCAATATCCCGCAATTTCTAAATGCCTTTTTGCGATTCCTAATGGCGGGGTTAGGCATATAAGAACTGCATTAAAACTTAAAGAAGAAGGCGTTTTAGCGGGCGTTCCTGATTTATTTTTAATGATCCCAAAAAGCGATTATCATGGAATGTTTATTGAAATGAAGGCCGAAAAAGGCAAAATTCAACCATCTCAACAAGAATTTTTAGATATAGCTAATAGTTTGAATTATAAAGCTATTGTTTGTTATGGCTTTGAAAAAGCTAAAGAATCAATCCAAAATTATTTGCAATATTAAAATTTATGATTTAAAGTTAAAACTGTAAGCAAAATATAAAATATTACAGAAAGGCTTTAAATGCACTATTTTCAGCATAATATTGCGGATTATAGAAAAGATACTTCCCATTTAAGTTTATTGGAGCATGGATGTTACCGTCAGCTTTTAGATCAATATTATTTAAATGAACAACCATTACCTTTGGATGAATCTAAATTATTTAGATTATTATCAGCAAGAACAAATGATGAAAAGCAAGCAATTAAAAATGTATTACAAGATTTTTTTTATGAAACCGAGAATGGCTTTATTCATAAACGGTGTGATCTTGAAATACAGATATATCATGATCGCATTGAGAATGCTTCAAAGGCAGGTCGAGCATCTGCTAACAGGCGTTTAACATCTGTTCAACAAGAGTTCAACGACTGTTCAACGACTGTTCAACTAACCAATAACCATAAACCAATAACCAATAACCATATAGATATATTGTCCGATTTCGATGAGTTTTGGTCTTTATATCCTAAAAAAATTGGCAAAAATGCCGCTCGTAAATCTTGGAATAAGATAAGACCTAACATAGAAGCAGTTATTCAAGCATTGACTTGGCAAAAACAAAGCAAGCAATGGTTTGAAAAGGGTGGGCAGTTCATTCCTAATCCATCAACATGGATTAACCAACATCGTTGGGATGATGAACCGCCTGAAAAAGTAACATTTTAAGGAAGGTTATGATTAATGAAATCTTATGTCTATCAGCAATTATGTTCGGTGAAGCTAGGGGTGAGCCTGATGTTGGCAAGGTTGCAGTTGCATACACGGCTATTAACCGCAAAGCTGATCCAAATTACCCGAAAAATATTTGTCAGGTAATGAAACAACCTGCACAATACCAGTTTTTAGATTATGGAATGCCTACTGAAACACAAGTAGCATATTTAATTCCATTAGCTAAAGCGATATTAGAAGGTAAAGTTGATGATCCAACAAGAGGAGCAAAATGGTTTCATACGAAACAAATGGCAAAACCTTTTTGGGCAAGACAAAAAGAAGTTAAGATAGCTATAGCAAATCATATATTTTATTAAGGAAAAGACATGACACAAGATACGACAATGGGTAATTTAGAAACTTGGGTTCGTCAGTTACATGGCGAACTCAATGTTCAAGAAATAGCAAAAACTAAACCTCCACCAATTCCTGACATCATTGCACCTTATTCTGTATTTTTAAGAATGTATGACAAAGTAGGATTATTAGCGGCTACAAATAGAAGAAGATCTAGTCGATGCAATGTCGAATTTATATTCGATGGAATTACGCGTAAACTTAAAGATATTAGGTTAATTAATCAGGATAATGAAAATGGAAACTAAAGCTTATCTTATAGAAGAATATAATAAAAATGGTGATTTGGTTTGGAAAATGATTTCATTTTTTGAGCCTGATTCTATTCAATGGATGCGAGATATTCGTGGTAAAAGTCATAATTTAGTTATATCAGAACTTGGAATTATAAATTCTAAAAAAATTAATGGAATTGAGAAAAAATATGATTCTAGCAAATTTGTGGTTGGCCTTTAAAATTGTTGGCTTTGCTTTGTGGGCGATTATATTCTTGGTTGTTTCATTCGTCTTATTTTTGTTATGGGAACAATTTAATGGTTAAAATTTTAGATTTTGCAATAAAATTATTAATCATTGGTGGAATAATAGGTTTTTTTATTGGGATGTCTTTAATGTTAGAATTGGTATTTATTCGATGAGTAATTGCATGGAAGTATTATTTAGATATTTAGTATTTGATGATATGGGAGAACCTATCATGCGCTTTCGAACAAAGCATGAAGCTGAATGCTATATTTTGCATAGAGGTAATCATAGAATTGAAAAATTACCAGCTCCGCCAAAAGAAAATGTATTTGATTTAATAACAGACGAACCACCATTTTGAGCCATATATTAATCATTATCACAGGGCTTATTTATTCATATATTAGCATTGAACAATTTTATCTTGGTAATAATGGAATGAGTGTTTGTTATTTTGGGTATGCGCTTGGGAATATTGGTTTATATATGATGGCTAAATAAAAGGATTATTAATGACACTAGACGATAAGATAAGTTTTAAATCTATGATGGATACCCTAGCTTCAATTTATCAAAAACAACCATTGGATCAGGATACTTTAAGGGTTTGGTTTTATAAACTTGAGAAGTTTGAATTTAGTATAGTCACTAAAGCTTTTGATAAGCATATTGATAACAGTAAATTTTTTCCCAGTATTTTTGACATTTTGCAATTATGCAGGGAAAAGCCAATTGAGTTTGTCAGGTTAGAAGCACCGAAATTAAATAATCAACAGAATAAAGCTCAAGCTGATAAATTATTGGCCATGGTGCATGAGAAGATGCCAATTGAAGATAAGAAGCTAAAAGATATGCGTTCATGGGCGCATCGTATTATTGCTAATCCTAAAAATTATCCACCCATTTCATTGCAATTTGCTAAAAAGGCCATTCATGCAAATTAAATGGAAGAAAATTAATCAATATTGCATTGAATATAATAATATTTATATTTCTAAATACAAAGTTGAAAATAATTATAGATATATTTTATGGCATAACGCTAAATTAATAAAAGTATTTGAATCATCAGAAGAAGCTAAAAATGAAGCAATGGCATTTATCCAATAATAATTTGCCATTTCTTGTTGATGAATTAAAAAAACTTGATTTAACTAAACATTGGGTTATAGAAATAAAAGAAAAGCGTAATAATCGCACCAATGAACAAAATGCTAGATTATGGGGTTTTTTATATCCAAGTTTATCTAATTATTTTGGTTATACGGTTGATGAAATTCATATATTAATGGGAGCAAAATTTTTAAAGCAATTAAAAACCATAAATAATGAAACGGTGGAAGTTATAAAATCGACCACATCGTTATCAATTGAAGATATGATCAATTATCAGCAACAAATTGAAATTTGGGCAACGCAAATGGGATGGTCTGCTTAATGTTTAAAGTTAAAATAAAACAAGAAATTATTGATCATTGTCAAAAGTTAATGAAACAAACTAATTTTGGCAAAAGAGGTGAAGCTGACGGCAATCAATCAGAACAATTGCGAGGTATTGTAGGCCAATGCGTTATTATGGATATGCTTAAATTACCTTTAATGGAATCAAACGGCTTTTCAGATGGTGGGATTGATTTTATATATGGAAATAAATCATACGATGTTAAAACAATGGGACGCAATTGCGATCCTAAACCTTATTTTGTTAATAATTTGATAGGGCTTCAAAAAGATTATAAAGTTGATAGATATATATTTGGTAGTATTAACAGACAAGATATGACTATGACAATATGTGGTTGGGTTAATAAAGAAGATTTTTATAAGCGCGCTAATTTTTTTCCTAAAGGCATGACAAGAACACGAGATGATGGAACAACTTTTGTAGCTAAAACTGATTTATATGAATTATCTAATCGTATGCTTAATAATGTTATTGACCTTGATGATTTATTATTTGAATTAAAACTTAATTGAAAAAAGATGAAAAACAATATTATGAAAAATTATCTCAAATTGGTTGCATTGTTTGTCGCAATCTTGGGTTTGGTTATTCAGCTCCACATATTCACCACATACGGCATGGGGTTGGATTGGCTATGCGTAGCCATTGGAGTATGGCTATCCCTTTATGTCCTATGCATCATCAAAATGGTGGGTTTGGTGTGGCGCTCCATGCAGGTCAAAAGACTTTTGAAGCAAAGTATGGATCAGAATCAGAACTTTTACAACAAACTTTAACAATATTGAAAGGCAATATATGACATTACAAATAGAATATAAAAAAATAGATGATTTAATACCATATATAAAAAATAGTCGCACTCATTCACCTCAACAAATTCAACAATTAGCCGCAAGCATTAAAGAATTTGGATGGACTAATCCTATATTGCTTGATGGTGATAATGGCATTATTGCTGGCCATGGTCGATTAGCGGCCGCAAGACTTTTAAATCAAATTGAAGTTCCAACCATTCAATTAAATGGATTAAATGAAAATCAAAAACGCGCATATATTATTGCTGATAATAAATTAGCTTTAAATGCGGGTTGGGATATTGAATTTTTAAATTTAGAAATAAAAGATTTACAAGATGCGGGCTTTGATTTAAATCTTATGGGGTTTAGCGCAGAAGAACTTAAAGAATTTGCTCCCAATGAAGATAAAATTATTGAAGATATGAATATTAAAGATGAATCTCGCAATCTTTTAATGATTGAATGCATAAGCGAACATGAACTTCAAAATTTATTTGAAGAAATGCAAGAGAGAGGTTTTGAATGCAAAATTTTAAATTAAGCCTTTCATCTCCAGTTGCAACATCATTTCGAGCAACAAAAGCCGCAAATAGTTTAGATATTGATGCAGAAAAAAAATCAATTCATAATTTTGAAGTTAATGCTGATATTCAAACGCCATTTAATATTGGATTAATTGTTGGAGCATCAGGGTCAGGCAAAACTACATTGGCAAAGCATATATGGGGTAATGAATGCTTTAAAGAAATTTTAGATCCAATGCAACCTGTTATTGATCAATTTTCAAAAGAATTATCTTATGATGAATGCGCCGCCATGTTATGCGGTGTTGGATTAACATCTGTGCCATGTTGGATAAGGCCAGCATATACATTATCCAATGGTCAAAAAGCTCGAGCTGAATGCGCGCTTCAAATGGCTCGAAATGATGATCAAATTATTATTATTGATGAATGGACATCGGTGGTTGATAGAACTGTTGCTAAAGTTATGAGTCATTGTATTCAAAAGCACGCTAGAAAAACCAATAAAAGAATTATTTTGCTTTCATGTCATTATGATGTCATTGAATGGTTAAATCCTGACTGGATTATTGATGCTAATAAACAAGAATATATAAATCGGAGGTCACTTTGGCGAGATTTTAAAAGATCAGAACAAATCCAATTTAATATCTATGAAACCGACAGGCGCACTTGGCCTTTCTTTAGCAGATATCATTATTTAAGCGAAAGGTTGGCAGGCGGTAAGCAATTTTTATTTGGACTATGGGAAGGAAAAAATCAAATAGGCTTTTTAGCTTTTTCTAATTATGTTCCATTTAGAAAAGATAAATTGGGAAAAAAGATGCAAATGCATTTTAATCGTTTGGTTATTCATCCTGATTATTGCGGTTTTGGGCTTGGCGTATTATTTTTAGATAAATGCGCTCAAATAGTTAATGATCGTGGATATGAAGTTATGGGTAAATTTTCAAGCGCGCCAGTTTATAATGCATTAAAAAGAAATCCAAATTGGCGTTTGAATGATGTAAAAAGATTGCATAAAATTATTGTTGGCGGTAATATGAAAAGAGGAAAAGATAAAAATACAGGTTATGCCCGTCAAAACCAATTATTGCGTGGCGATTCTCATGGTTTTCGTATGGATGTTAAAACATGGTCATTTAAATACTTAAGGCAATCTTAAATATGCCTTATGCTCCTTTAAATAATAAATGTAGAGAATTAGGTTGTAATAATCTTAAAACAAGTCGATCCACTTTTTGCAATATTCATGGTGGCGAAAAAACGCAAAAAGATAAAGATAATAGCAAATTATATTCAACGGCTTATTGGAAAAAACAAAGAATAATTCAATTAAGCAAAGCACCTTTATGCCAAGCTTGTCTTTTAGAAGGCAGAGTTGTTGAAGCAGTTGCAATTGATCATATATTTCCGCATAGGCAAAATGCTGATAAGTTTAAGAATAATTTGTTTCAAAGCTTATGCGTGCCACATCATACATTAAAAACACAAGAAGAAAATGACGGCAAATATTTATATTACTCACCTAACGGATTAATAACCTATACAGACGCAGACTATGGCCAAGCTCTTAACGAAACAAAATCTGCGCAAAATATATAAAATGCTTGCACTGCTCCCGCCATTTAATGAATGGAAATTGCCTGCGGCTCACCGCGTTACATTCGAGGTGGTATCCAATACCGATGCGTTTGGATGGTTTATTAATGATCCGCCTAGAATACAAATAGACCGATCATGCGATGATTGGAATAAAATAACGCATACTATGATGCATGAGATGATTCATTGCTTTTTATGGTATTCAAACCATAAGGATTTTGATGCGCATGACGCAAAATTTAAAAAATATGCGAAAATAATTTGTTTAATACACAATTTAAATGAGGATGATTTTTAAATGAGTAGCATTAATAAAGTTATAGTATTTATATTAGCCCTTATTATTGGCGGCCTATTGGCTATTATTTCTGATCAAGTATTAGCGGCCGATACTAATATCACTACAAATATGAAAGGCATGCCTGTTCCTTCAGCCATTGCGCCTTCTATTTCTACTATGAATCCTAAAATATGTAAAACAGGTGTAAGTGGCGGAGCTAACACAGGTGTTGTATCTATTAGCGGTGGATTTACAGTTGAAGATGAAAATTGTGCAAGAGTAGTTAAAGCTGAAACTTTATCTAATCTAGGTTTAAAAGTAAGTGCGGTAAGTTTAATGTGTCAAGATGAAGCTACATGGGAAGCAATGGAAATGGCAGCTAGCCCTTGCCCATTCGGTGGCGCTTTAGGCGATGTTGCTAGACGCGCTTGGTTTAAACGATACCCTGAAAGATTCTATAAGTTATATGGTTCGGATTTTAAGCTTCCTGTTATTGCTGATAAGCAGTAATGCTTATG